CCGACAACGGTTCAAGCCCCACATTGTTTTTAAGAATCTTGTAGTGTAGTATCACCGTACCGGCGCGGATCACCGGGGAATCTCAGGATTCAAAATGTCCGAAGAAGTAGTAGTAGCGTCTGAAGCGGAAGTAGCGCCCGCGCCGGAACTGGAGGCCACGGCGGCCCCGGAACCTGTAGATACGCCGGAAGTTGCGCCCAAGACATTCTCGCAAGAGGAACTTGATGCAGCAATCCAGAAACGTCTCGCAAGAGAACAGCGAAAGTGGGAGCGTGAGCGTCAAGCACCGCCGCCCGTTGCCGTTGATGTCCCGCCAGCAGATCAGTTTGATTCGGTTGATGCGTATGCAGAAGCCAAGGCAATCAAACTAATTGAACAGCGAGAACAGCATCGCCAACAGACGGAGATTCTTGAGGCATATCACGAGCGTGAAGAAGAGGCTCGGTCTAAGTACGATGACTTTGAACAAGTCGCGTACAACCCAACTCTTAAGATCACGACCGTGATGGCGCAAGCGATTCAAGCCTCTGATGCTGGCCCTGATGTAGCTTATTACCTCGGGTCCAATCCAAAAGAGACAGATCGCATTTCTCGTCTTAGCCCGATTTTGCAAGCAAAGGAGATTGGACGCATTGAGGCTAAAATAGCCAACGATGTCCCGGTCAAACGTACTACGTCCGCGCCCGCACCGATTAGTCCAGTAAACGCCAGAACTTCAGGCAATCCGAGTTATGACACGACCGATCCTCGGTCGACCAAGACCATGACTGCATCGGAATGGATTGAAGCAGAAAGGCTGCGCCAGACTAAGAAGTGGCAAGCTCAGAATCGCTAACTTCTTTTAGGAATTACCATGTCAAATAGCATTTTAACGATTGACATGATCACCAGGAAGGCCCTGGAGATCTTGGAAAACAATCTGGTTCTCACCCGTAACGTCAACCGCCAGTACGACGATTCTTTCGCTGTTGAAGGCGCAAAGATCGGTTCGACCCTGCGTATTCGTCTGCCCGACCGCGCTCTGGTGACTGACGGTGCTGCCCTGCAAGTTCAGGACGACAACGAGCAGTTTACAACCCTGACCGTTTCGACCCAGAAGCACATCGGCGTGAACTTCACTTCTGCCGAACTGACCATGCAGTTGGATGACTTCGCAGAGCGCGTTCTCAAGCCGCGTATCTCGCAGTTGGCTTCCAGCATTGACGCTGACGTTGCCAATGCTTACAAAGCAATCGGTAACACCGTTGGTACACCCGGAACGACTCCAGCCTCCTCGCTGGTTCTGTTGCAAGCTCAACAGAAACTGAACGAGAACGCCGCTGTCATGAACCCACGTTATGCAACGGTTAACCCCGCTGCCAACGCTGGTCTGGTCGAAGGCTTGAAAGGTCTGTTTAATCCGGTTGATACCATCAGCAAGCAGTTCAAGAACGGCATGATGGGCACGGGCGTTCTGGGTTACGACGAGATCAATATGTCTCAGTCGATCAAGCAGCACACCACGGGTGATTTCCCTGCTTCTCCAATTGTTTCCGCAAGCGCCACGTTTGCCGAAGGTCAATCGACCCTCGCCATCACGTTCTCTAGCGGAACCAAGACGGTTAAGCAAGGCGACGTTTTCACCATCAACGGTGTGTTTGCAGTTAACCCACAGACCCGTGAGTCAACTGGTGCGCTTCAGCAGTTCGTTGTGACCGCTGACAACAGCGTGACCTCCGGCACTTCGATGACCTTGGCAATCTCTCCTGCGCTTTACACTGCGACGAATGCTTTGGCAACGATCAATGCCTTCCCAGCTACCAGCGCGGTCATCACGTTTGTTGGTACTGCCTCAACTCAGTACCCACAGAACCTCGTCTACCACAAGGACGCAATCACGTTTGCTACGGCTGACTTGTTGCTGCCGCAGGGTGTTGATATGGCTGCTCGCGCAGTACATAACGGTATTTCGTTGCGTGTCGTGCGCCAGTACGATATTAACAACGACCGTCTGCCATGTCGTATTGATGTTCTTTATGGCTTCTCAACAATCCGTCCGCAAATGGCTTGCCGTATGTGGGGTTAAAGACAGGGGCTTTTGCCCCTGTTTGATTTTATTTTTAAGGAAATTATCATGGCATTACCTAATGGTGGTGGTGGTTACCAAGTTGGTGCAGGTAACCGTCAAGAAACAATCATGGGTGCTATGGCTGTCCCTCAGACAGCTACGGCAACTGCAACTCTTACCGCAGCGCAGATCGTTAATCAGATGTTGGTGGCTAACCCATCAACGAGTGCCGCAACGTACACGTTGCCTTTGGGTACGGCAATTGATGCTGCCGTTCCTAACGCTACGGTTGGCAGCACGTTTGACCTGTCAATCGTCAACATTGGCACTTCGTCTGGCGCGGTGACGTTGGCTGTTAACACTGGTGTGACCGATGGCGGCAACGCCCTGGTTGCTATCGCTGTTACAACTAGCCAGTTGTTCCGCTTCCGTAAGACCGGCGACGGTACTTACGTTGTGTATCGTTTGGGCTAAAAGCCTAAATCTAGGGGGAGGGTCACAAGCCCTCCCCTTTTTTAAGGAATCATTATGCCTAATACGCAAGCAATTGGGGTCGCATATTCCGACCCAGAATTTACGACTTGTTACGCAAGTCAGGAAATTGGGTACGCAGCGGGCGCTCAAGGTGCAGTTACGCAAGCAACCAGCAAGTCTACTGCCGTTACGCTGAACAAAAGCGCCGGTCGTATTACGATGAACGGCGCGGAACTAGCGGCTAACACCGCTGTTTCGTTTACGATGAATAACTCGCTGATTTCTGCAAACGATGTACTGATTGTTTGCATTTCAGGTGGTGGTACGGCAGCGGCGTACACGACTTATATCTCTAGCATGACAACTGGATCTGCGGTTGTTACGTTGCGTAATTTGACTGGCGGCGCTCTTTCTGAGGCTGTTATCATAAACTTCGCAACTATTCACTGCTTGACTTAACAGGCGGGGCTTCGGCCCCTCCTTTCGAGGTTTACGATGGCAACATATTCGGCTGGTGAGCAGATCAACCGCGCCCTGCGACTGTTGGGTGTCCTAGCAGAAGGTGAGACCACTTCGGCAGCAGTAATGCAAGATTCATTGATGGCAATGAATCAGATGATTGATTCGTGGAACACTGAGCGGTTGTCGGTGTTTAGCACGCAAGATCAGGTCTTTAACTGGCCCCCAGATTTAATTACTCGGACGCTTGGCCCTACGGGTGATTTTGTAGGTAACCGTCCGATCTTAGTGGATGACGCGACGTATTTTCGCGATGCAACTACAAACGTCAGCTACGGCATCAAGCTAATCAACCAGCAGCAGTACGACGGCATTGCGGTCAAGACCGTAACATCTACCTACCCGCAGGTCATGTTTGTAAACATGACTTACCCCAACATTACGATGACGATCTATCCCAAACCCACGCGGGTTTTGGAATGGCATATTGTCAGCGTTGATAAATTGTCCGAACCCGCAACGCTGGCAACCATCCTAGCGTTCCCACCAGGATACTTGAGGGCGTTTACCTACAACTTGGCAATGGAAATTGCTCCTGAGTTTGGTGTTGAACCATCAGAGCAGGTCAAGCGGATTGCTATGACCAGCAAGCGTAATCTGAAGCGCATCAACAATCCTGACGATGTGATGTCGATGCCTTACGCAATCGTTGCAACGCGCCAGCGGTTCAACATCTACGCCGGTAACTACTAATGAAAACGCCGATTCTGGGATCGGCGTATGTTGCTCGGAGCATCAACGCTGCCGACAACCGCATGGTCAATCTCTTCCCTGAGATTGTTCCTGAAGGCGGCAAAGAACCCGCGTTCCTAAACCGCGCCCCCGGCCTTTCGCTGCTCGCCACGGTTGGCACTGGTCCCATTCGGGGGCTGTGGACGTTCAACGGTGTTGGATACGTTGTCAGCGGGTTGCAACTTTACAAGATCACTAACAACTACGTTTCTACGTTGTTGGGTACGGTATCCGGCACGGGGCCGGTCAGTATGGCCGACAACGGTACGCAATTGTTTGTTGCTTGTAACGGCCCAAGCTACATCTACAACTCATCAACCAACGTCTTTGTACAGATCACCGACGTAAACTTCCCCGGCGCGGTGGCTGTTGGCTATCTAGACGGGTACTTTGTATTTATTGAACCCAACAGCCAGAAGGTCTGGGTGACTGCGCTGTTGGAAGGTACGTCGGTTGATCCGTTAGATTTTGCCAGCGCAGAAGGATCGCCAGACGGTCTGGTCAGTATGATCGTTGACCACCGCGAAGTCTGGTTGTTTGGGACCAACTCGGTTGAAGTTTGGTACGACGCGGGTAACCCAGACTTCCCGTTGCAACGCATCCAAGGCGCGTATAACGAGATTGGTTGCGCGGCAACATACTCGGTTGCCAAGCTAGACAACGGTTTGTTCTGGTTGGGGGCAGACGCTCGCGGGCAGGGCATCGTCTACCGCGCCAACGGCTACACCGGCCAGCGGATCAGCACCCACGCGATTGAATACGCCATTGCTCAGTACGGCAATATTAGCGACGCGATTGGCTACACATACCAGCAGGAAGGTCACGCCTTCTACGTTTTGACGTTCCCATCGGGCAACGCAACGTGGGTGTACGACGTATCCACACAAGCGTGGCATGAGCGGGCGGCGTTCTCTAACGGTCTGTTCTTGCGGCATCGCAGCAACTGCCAGATGGCGTTTAACAGCGAAATCATTGTTGGCGACTTTGAGAACGGCAACTTGTATGCGTTTGACCTAGACGTTTACGCTGACAACGGTGGCCCTCAAAAGTGGCTGCGCTCTTGGCGGGCGTTGCCTACGGGGCAGAATAACCTAAACCGTACAGCACACCATAGCCTACAGTTAGACTGCGAGTCGGGCGTAGGTATCAACAACAGCGGCGGTACAGATCCAACGTATCTGCTTACCGAATCCGGTTTGTTTATCACAACCGAAAGCGGCGATTTCTTGCTGGCCGTAGCTGAAGGCGAACCCACCATCGGATCTGACCCGCAAGTCATGCTGCGTTGGTCTGACAATGGTGGGCATACTTGGTCTAACGAGCATTGGTCGCCGTTGGGCAAGATCGGCGTTTACCAACACCGCGTGTTCTGGCGTCGCCTTGGTATGACACTTAAACTGCGTGATCGAGTTTACGAGTTGTCCGGCACAGATCCGGTCAAGATTGCCATCATGGGGGCTGAACTGCACTTGAGCGGGACAAACGCTTAATGCCAGTCATCAATAACATCACGCAGATCCCTGCGCCTCGGGTTGATTTTATTGACCCGCGCACGGGGTTGATGTCGCGTGAGTGGTATCGGTTCTTCCTAAACCTGTTTACGTTGACCGGATCTGGCGCAAATTCAACCGCGATTGAAGACTTCAATTACGACCCGATTGGCTCGCAGGTAAGCGAGCTTTACAGCATGGTCAACACGCTGGAACTCGGCCCCGTAGGTCAGCCAGCGTTTGATAGCGGCGTTACTCAGGTCAACACCGGCACGGGTCTGACCGGCGGTCCAATCGTTACGACCGGCACGATCAGCATTGACAACACCGTTGTCACGCTTACGGGTACGCAAACGCTGACTAACAAGACCATTACGGGTCTTAACAGCGCGTCAACCGTCAAAGATAGCTCCGGTAACTTGTACGGGTTTGGCTTTCGGACCATGCCCCAGTCAGACAACACTAGCGGTACGCTGGTCTTGTCAGACTCAGCCAAGCACCTCTACATCACTAGCAACGTCACCGTACCGCCTAACAGCAGCGTAGCCTTTGACATTGGCACGGTCATTAGCGTGGTGAGCAACGCCACGGCAATAGTTATCCAAGCAGGGGCGGGTGTCACGCTCAAGCTCGCCAACAGCACATCTACCGGCAATCGATCAGTCGCGTCTAACGGCGTCGCTACTATGATCAAGGTCGCAACCGATACTTGGTACGTTTTCGGTCTGGGTGTGTCATGAGTGGCTTTCTGGGGATGTTCACTTTTGGTGGCCCTCCCCCTCCCGTTGTCCCGTCAATCTATATTGCTTACGGTGGTCCCACGGCGGGACAAAGAATCTCGGTCTACAACTGGAATTCAACGACTGGGTTTGGGTCAATCTTCACAGCCCCAACGGTTTCCAACCCAGTTAACCAAATTTCTTTTGTCACAGACAACTCAAACATCTCGGCGTCCTGTACTACGTCGCCTTTTTTCCTTGTGTGGCAGTGGTCTGGCTCTGGGTTTGGAACGCAATACTCTAACGCCGGTAGCCCTCTAAGCCCGTCTGCGTTTGGCCCCGCAGGGTTTACCTGGACAAAAAATGTTGACGCAATCTTAACGTCAAACGCGCTGAACCCTTCTTTTCCGCAAGCATGGGCGTGGAGTCAAGCGAGCGGGTTTGGGTCTAAGTATTCAAACGGACCAGCGTTAAATTCTGCTGGCTTCTCAACTGGCGTTACGCTAAACGGCGACAGCACCCAGGTTGCGTTTAGCCAAGGCGCAACTCCGGTTATCTCGTTGTTCCCGTGGTCATCGGTAACGGGGTTTGGCACTAAGTACGCAAACCCAGCGTCGCTGCCACCGTTTGGCAACAACTCAGAAAGCATATCGTTCAACCCAGTAACGAATGACGTTGCGATTGGCAGCACCGCGACTCCGTTCATTGCGGCGTACCCCGTAACATCGTCTGGGTTTGGAACCAAATATTCCAACCCTTCAAGCCCTGTAGCGGGACCAGCGTTTGGGATTAGGTTTTCACCTGCGGGGACTGAACTTGCAGTTGGAAATAACTCTACTCCCAACTCGTTAAAAGTGTACCAATGGTCTTCTGGCTTTGGTTCTTTGTACTCAAGCCCGTCAATACTGCAAGTTGTACAATCTGTGGACTGGTCTAGTACAGGGACGGAAATTGCTGCGGCGATACCTTCAACGCCGCCCTATACTAGAGCGTACCCGTGGACATCTGCCGGTGGGTTTGGGTCAGCGTATGCCAGCCCTAGCACTCTTTTAGGCGTCGCAAATTCTGTAGCTTTTTCTGACAAATCAAGATGATTACTGACAACGAAAAACTAGCCTCGGCAGTCATGAACGCCTACCACCGCGAGATGGAAATCTATGCGTATCAGGTGAACATTGACAACTATTCTGCTATGCTACTCGCACTTCCATCGGATGATTGGCCGCAGGATTGGGTAGCGTTCAAGGGCGTGAAAGTTGAGGATCTGCCGCACTCGTTGTCTGATGACGACGTTCAGGCGATCAGCGATTATCAGTACCGTGACCGTCTACGGTCGTTGGTGAGGACTGAAAAAGCAGAGCAAAGCAAGTCAATCAGGATTAGGGACGTTCTCAAAGCTCAAGTCGGCGGCGACTACGACGCGCTGGTTTTGGCTTACAAGGCAGCGCAACCATGACTGTAACTGTAAAAGTCTTGATTCCGGCAAAGCTGGCTGAACCAAGTCAGACGACCCAATACACCGCCAACGGCGTAACCGCGCTTGTGGATAAGTTCACCGCGACTAACTTCAGCGCGGCAGCGGCAACGATCAGCGTCAACTTGGTCACGGCAGCAGACTCGGCTGGCAATCAGAACTTAATCGTCAAGACCAAGACGCTACAACCGTCAGAGACGTATACCTTCCCTGAGATTACTGGCGCTGCGCTTGGCCCTAGCGGTTTTATCAGCACCATCGCGGGGACGGCATCAGCAATTAACATTCGGGCTAACGGGCGGGAGATCACTTGAGTTACGCAGAAATTATGCGCCAGCGCGAAGGTATTTTTGAGGCTGACCCTTGCGTTGAGCACTATTTTAGCGATGGTTTGTACGCCAAACGTATGGTTATCCCCAAAGGTTTTGAGGCTGGTCAACACGCGCACAACTACAGTCACTTGAGCATTTTGGCTAAAGGTAAAGTTGTTGTTTTGACCGATAATGACCAAACCGAATACGAAGCGCCAGCGTGTATAGAAATCAAGGTTGGCGTTAATCATGTGATTCACGCGCTTGAAGATAGTGAATGGTTCTGTGTTCACGCCACAGAAGAGACTGACACAAACAAAGTTGATCAAGTTTTGATCAAAAGGAACTGATATGCCTTTAGCTTGGATGGCCGCCGCCACTATCGGCGCAGGATTACTAGGCGCAAGCTCTGCGAGAAGCGCAGCTAATACTCAAGCTGAAGCTACTCAGGCCGCGCAAGATGCTCAAGAACGGATGTTCAACAAGCAAGTTGAACTTCAAGAACCGTTTCGTCAAGCAGGTATTGGGGCGCTCAACAAGCTGATTCCGCTAACTGACTATACCAAGTTTGGTATGGATCAATTTACGCAAGACCCCGGTTACGCGTTTCGGTTGTCCGAAGGTATGAAAGCACTTGACCGTACTGCCGCTGCTCGCGGCGGTTTGTTGTCTGGCGCTACGCTCAAAGGGGCGCAACGCTACGGTCAAGATCTTGCGTCGCAAGAGTACACAAACGCTTTCAACCGTTATCAGATTGAACGTAACGCGCAACTTAACCCGCTTCAGTCATTGGCTGGTGTTGGGCAGACTGCAACTGGAGCGTTGACTAACGCGGCGCAACAATTTGGCGCGCAAACTGGTCAAAATCTGCAAGATATTGGTACTGCGCGGGCATCTGGTTATCTTGGTGGAACTAACGCATTATCTAGCGCAATTGGGCAAGCTGGACAACTATATCAGTATGGTCAGCGGACAAATGCGTTGTCTGGAATGTATGGAAATACATATCCAAATCAGTATTCTTTACCATAATAAAGGTCAATTATGGCACTCAGACCTCTTGACCCAACGATTGTAAACGCTTACCAAGCGCCCAAGTTTAATATGCCAGATCCGTTGCAGGATGTGGCGGCGCTTGAGCAGATCAAGTCTGGGCGCGTTGCTCGACAAATTCATGAGCAGCAACTAGCGCAGCTTCAGCAGGATCGCCTTGCATTAGACGAAATGCAAAAAAAGATTACTGAAGCGGGCGGGCCTTCTAATCTAAAGATGGCGTTTACTGAGATGATCAACTCCAAACTGCCTAAATACGCAGAAATTGGATACGCTGGTCTTCAGAAAATTAAAGAGCAAGAAGATTTTCAATCTTTAATTAGTCCCAAAGCACCTCCACCAACGGCAGAACCAACGGTTGCAACCGCTCCGGTCCAACGGCCATCTTTGCAAGTGATGCCGGTCAATGCTCCGTACAACGCATTAGCTACCCCGCAAACAGATAGGGCCAACGAGTTGGCCGCGATGGCTGCGCCCCAAGCGCAACCAAGTTTGCCTACCAATATGCTTGCCGCCGATCTTGATCAATTGGATCGTCAAATTCAAGCTGCTTATGCCCAGGGGACTCAACGGTCGCTTGCTTACGCAAAAGCGTTGGAATCGCGTAGAGATGAAGTAAACAAAAATATTGTTGTTTCTCCTGGCGCTACTGTATTCCAAGGCGGCAAACCTGTTTACACCGCGCCAGAAAAATCAGAAGCACAACCGTCTTTAGTTAGAGAATACAACTTTGCGAAAACCCAAGAGGGCGGCGGGTTCAAAGGCTCGTATCAAGATTTTGTTGTTGCAAGATCAGCAGCTACCAGACCGCCAGCGCAACCGTTGGCTCCTATACCTACTCTTGACAAAACAACTGGTCAAGTTGTTTACGCAACTAGGGAACAAATTTTACAAAACCCAAGAAGGTTTGTTCCGACTAGCGAAAGGCAAGAACCAAGATTTGACGCTGCTGCCGGTGGTTTTGTTTACCCACCAACCGCAGAAAATCCACAAGGCAAGTTTGTTGCTGTTACGGGCGTGGAAGGCAAACCTCTTAATGAGGCTCAAGGTAATTCTGTTGCCTATGGCATACGGATGAAAGAAGCAAATTCTGTACTTGAAGATCTTGCCAAGTCTGGAATTGACAAATCTGCTATTGGCGCTGGCGCTCCGTATGGCATAGGAACAGCGGTCAACCTTTTGACGGCAAGCCCAGAACAACAGCAAGTTCAACAAGCAAAAAATAATTTTATCACCGCAATCCTTCGCAAAGAATCCGGCGCGGCGATTGGTCAAGATGAATTTGCAAGGGAAGATCAAAAATATTTCCCGCAACGCGGCGACAGCGATGCCGTTTTGGCTCAAAAGAAACAAGCTAGGCAGACTGCCATTAAAGCAATGGAAATCCAAGCTGGCCCTGGCGCTAAAGAAATTCAAAAGTTTTCACCTCGCGGCAAACCAACGACAGAATCCAATCCTGCTGTAGACGATCTCGTTAAAAAATACGGTGGATAATGGCTACCATTGAACAACTTGGTAAAGCGTTAGTAAACGCTGACGCTGCCGGGGACGTTGAAGCGGCAAAAATGCTGGCCGCTGAAATTAAACGGTTGCGCGTACCTAGTGCCGCCGACATCCCCGGCGCAATACCGCAGCCAAAATACCAAGAACCATCTATGGCAGATCGGTTGCTTGGTATTCCAGAAGCGGCGTTGTCTACGATAACAGGTGCGGTTGCAATGCCTGTTGGGGCAATCGCTGGCATTTTGGGCGGCAGGTTAGGTCAAGGCCCAAACGTCAAAGCAATGGAAAGAGTGATGGAAGCGGGAACATATGTCCCGCGCACCGAAAGCGGTCAGGAATATCTTCGTTCTTTAGGTCAACTTACTTCTGGGATTCCTGCGTTTGTACCCGCTGTTGGTCAAGCCGGACAAGTTGCACAAGGATTTAACGCGCTTGCTACTCGCGCTACGCCAGCGGCTCAACGTGTAGCCCAAACTGTACAGAACGCTCTAGTACGGACGCCAGAACCACAGATGGGTGGTGGGGGGGCGGCGTTGACGCAAGAAGCGTTGTTGCGGGCAGAACGCGCTCAACGTCAGGGCATTCCGCTGACTAAGGGCGAGCAAACTCAAAGTCTGGCGCAACAGCAACTTGAACAAGATTTGCTGAAGTCCAACAAGCCGCAGTTGGTAGCCCCGTTGACCAACCTAAAGCAACAGCAACAAGAAGCAATTGGTCGCCAGTTCCAAAGACTGACCGAAGCCACAGGCTCAACCGTAGCTGATGTTGACCCAATCTACTTGCGCGACGTTGGCAAACTTGTTGATAAGCCTTTAATGGCAGAGTACGAAAAATCAATTAAAAATTATCAGACAAAATACAAAGCAGCAGACAACGCTGGCGAGACGCTACAAGAGGTTCCGTATCAGAGCTTGAAAGACTACATTAACAAGCAAACGCCTACAACCAGAACTTCTCTTGCCCCAATTCTGCAAGATACTCTTGAGCAACTCAAGATTAACGACCCAAACAATACCGGCAACATTTCTATTCGGGCGCTTGAAGATGTGTATCAGAACATCGGCAAAAAAGCGCAGCCAGGGACACCCAACTCAAATTACGGCAAAGAACTTAAAAATTTAATAGATCAATCAACTGAAGGTGCAGGAGGGGATCTATACAAAGAGGCTCGCGCTGCTCGTCGCCAATTTTCTAAAGAGTTTGATGACGTTAGAGCAGTTGCCAAACTGGTTGGTAGCAAAGGTGAGGATCGACTTGTCCGGTTGTCTGACGTATTTGATAACGTGGTGCTTGGCAGTTCAAAAGAAGACATTCAACACATTACTTCGTTGCTCAAACGTGCTGGCCCCGAAGGCGAACAAGCAATTAATGAACTAAAAGGCCAGACGGTCCAATGGCTCAAAGGTCAGGCAACCGGCGTTAATGGTGTGACCAAGTTTGACAGTTTCCGTAAAGCTGTTGACAAACTTGAAAAAGAAGACAAGTTGACTGAGTTGTTTGGTAAAGATGGCCGCGAGCAAATTCTTGACCTACGCGATACGGTCAAGGACGCAATGGTCAAACAACCAGGGGCGGTCAACTATTCCAACACCGCCAGCGCATTGATGCGTGGTCTTGAAAACATTGCTTTGCGTGTCCCCGGCGCTAAAACCGTTGCGGAACTACGTCAAGACTACAGAACCAAAAAACAAGCTAAAGAAGCCGCAACTTTTAACGCTCTTGCACCAACCAACCAAAACAAATTGGTCCAATGATGGTTACATTATCTGAAGTTGATCACAAAATTGACGCCCACGTTGATGTCTGCGCGATTCGGTACGAAGGTATTGAAAAAGAGATGCGCGGGGTCAACGCTCGAATCAAGCGGCTAGAGCAGATCTTGGTCACCGGATGCGGGGCAATTATTTTTCTGTTGCTGACCATACTGACCAGAGGTCACTAAACAGTCACGGTCAGTTTGTAAACTTGAGACTTCTTTTTCTGGAGCCTGACATGAAAGACGACATTCTTGACGCGATCAATGACTCTGAGCCAGTTGATGCCCTGAACGCTCTGTTCTCGGTGGCGTTCCTCGTTGCCAAAGCATCGAACATTAACGAGTTTACGCTGTCTTCGCTCTTCTCTTCAACTGCCGACGCACTCTTCCAAGCTCATGCCAATGACGAAGAAGAAGCCGAAGAAGTTGAGGCCGAAGAGGTTGACGAGCAGACCGACGAGTAATGATTAGGCCCCCCGACGACCTCGGGGGGTCATCCCGCCGCAATCATTGTGTGCTATTTGGTGTGCTTCTTCTAATAGGATGAAGAATGAAGCCATCAAAAATTACAGACGAAGAATTCTTGCGGCTATGGGAAGAGCACAAGTCACCACTTAAAGTAGCCAAAGCAACTGGCCTGTCTGAACGTCGCGTCCACACTCGACGGCGGTTTTTAGAAACCAAACTAAACCTTAACCTTTCGGTTAGCAAACCAGTCCACATTCAGAAAGCCAGACACGAAGCTGGCCTGACTGATGGCATCGCCATCATCTTCTCTGATGCCCACTTCTGGCCTGGGATCAGAACAACGGCTTTCAAGGGCTTGTTGTGGGCAATAAACGAACTTAAACCGCACGTTGTCATAGCGAATGGTGACATTTTTGACGGAAGTTCGATCAGCAGACACGCCAGAATAAATTGGAGCGCGGTCCCAAACGTGAAGCAGGAACTGCAAGCGTGTCAGGAAGCACTCAAAGAGATTGAAGACGCCTGCGAGAAGGCGCGTCATCACACCCAGCTAATCTGGCCGCTAGGTAACCACGACTCGCGCTTTGAGACGCGCTTATCCGAATCTGCACCACAGTTTGAAGGGGTCGGAGGTACGGCGCTTAAAGATCATTTTCTGAAATGGCATACGTGTTGGTCTTGCTGGTTGTCCGATAGCGTAGTGGTCAAGCACCGCTACAAGGGGGGCATCCACGCTACGCATAACAACACGGTGAATTCTGGGGTTACAACTATCACCGGCCATCTACACTCGTTAAAAGTCACGCCGTTTTCGGATTACAATGGCGTTAGGTGGGGGGTAGACACAGGAACACTTGCGGAAATCGACGGGCCGCAGTTCATTGACTACCTTGAAGATGGGCCGGTCAACTGGCGCAGCGGGTTTGCCGTGGTAACGATGAAAGACAGCAAGCCGCTCTGGCCTGAGTTGGTCAGCAAGTACGCAGAAGGTATCATCAACTTCCGTGGTCAACTTATTGATGTAAGTAGGTACTAATGGAAATTGTTGAACTTTTTCTTAAGGCTTGGCCAGTACTGCTCGGTCTTGTGACGCTCATCATTGTGCTGTCCAAACTTGACCTGCGTGTTGCGGTTCTTGAGGAAAAGGTCAAGTCTGCGTTTGAGATCATCAACAAGATGAAGGACAAGCAATGAGCGAAAAACTTGAAGCCAAAAGTCAGCTTATTGAAAAGACCGCGTTTGCCGTCTTACCAATTTTGTTCACGTGCGTTGTGTATCTTATGAGTGCGCTCGATAAACTCACGCATGAGGTTACTGTACTTAACGCCAAGATCAGCCTTGTTGTTACATCTGACAACAAGCAAGCTGTGAACTCTGGCGCGGAACTGGCAAGGGAAAAGTTGCGGCAAGAGCTTGAGAAAGAGATTCAGCGCAACCGTGACATGATTCACGACAACCAGAAGCACATCAGTATCATTGAAGACAGAATGGCGAGGAAATAATGGCTGACTTCAACGCCGCCTTTGAAAAGATGATCGCCGACGAAGGCGGTTACGTTTTACACACTATCCCCGGTGATACGGGTGGGATGACCTATGCTGGAATTGCTCGGAACAAAAACCCCAACTGGCCTGGGTGGAACCTCATTGACCACGAGGCTCTCAGCAATCCGCTACTTAGTGGGATGGTGCGTAATTTTTACAAGGTTGAGTTTTGGGATCGTATCCGAGGGGATGAGATTGCGAACCAAGTTGTTGCAGAGTCGGTTTTCAACTTCGGTGTAAACACGGGGATGGGCGTCGCGGTTAAGCTGGCACAGTTGATCGTAGGTGCTACGCCAGATGGCGCGGTTGGTAATGTGACCTTGCAGAAGTTCAACAATGTTGAACCCGAAAGCTTTAAGAAAGCCTACGCGCTGGCAAAGATTACTCGGTACACAGACATCTGCAACAAGAACCGCACGCAGTCTAAGTTTCTGCTGGGCTGGATCAACCGTACTCTGAAAGGGCTAAAGTAATGGACTTGATAGGTATCGGGTCAATCATCGAAGGAGTTGGCAAAGTTGCAGGTGATCTCATTACGACCGACAAGGAAAGACTTGAGATGGCGCTCGAAGAGCGCAAACTCGCTTTGGAGGAAAAGAAGATTGATCAAGCCACCGATCTCGCCCAGGTGGATATCAATAAAATTGAAGCTGCAAGCACTAGCGTATTTGTCTCTGGCTGGCGTCCTGCTGTCGGTTGGGTTGGCGTTGCTGGCCTAGCCTATCAGTTTCTTGGCTACCCTCTAATGCAGTGGGTCTGGGCGTTTGGGCAGGGCGTAGACTTGATTCCAAAGGGTCTGGCCGCACCGCCAGACCTTCAGGTTGAACAGTTGATGACGTTACTCGCCGGCCTTCTCGGCTTCGGCGGTATGCGAAGTTTCGAGAAATCCAAGGGTATCGCGGCGAAGTAGGTCACGGTAAGCGTTAATCGCCGCTTTTAGGTCGGCGTTTAACGCCTCAACCTCCGCATTAAGCAGGTTCATCCTCTCCGTAGCTTCCTTGGCAAACTGCACAAGGTTTTGGTACTGCCACGTTTCAAAATTAGCCATGCGATTCCTCAAGAAGTTGAATGCTTTTCTGTAGAAAATTTTCCTTCGGTAAATTTCTGAGGAAATAAACCGAATCGGGTTCGTTCCTGAACTGATGCGGGCGATCCGGGCCTGTAACCGCAAAGTACGACCAAATGTCACCCTTGGACGTAGTGACCATCCTGCGGTCAATTGCCCCCTTTTCAAAAAGATGCCTTAATTTTCCGTTAAGGGAAGACCTTGTTAAATTCGGAAACCGCATCTGAGGTACGGTCTTCTCACCGTTCTCAAGCAAAAATTGAACAATTTCACTTGTCATTGGATTATCTCAAAATAGTGCGTCTGGTACATTGGATAGATCCAGCGGCGGTTTACGCTGGCGTTTGATTTTCTGGACGATGTGCGGGTACGGCGGCATATGCCAAACCCACCGGACAACGCGGCCCTCGTCGTCAAGGATGCCGTATCTCATGACCAATCCTCATAGAATTTGTGTTGCCCAGCCGGCAGATTAGCGCCGCACCGCTGGCATCTGTCATGCGTGTAACGGTAGTGGGCATCCACGCAACTGATGACGTTTTTATGGCCGAATAACCAGCACAGGATCTTAGTCATCGTTTTTCTCCAACAATTTTTCTTCGATGTATTGACGCAACTCTTCAATCTCTTCTTGCAGTCGCCGCTCAATCATTCTGTACGAAATCATTCCGCTCTGATGGTCTGGATGTGTTTCGCACCGCTCGTAAAAGTCCTTGATGTCTTCATACTTCATGCTATTTTGTCCTTAAATCCGCTTGTGTTTAACCTCTTAAAGCAAGCCTCGCACTTCCATCTAAATCCCTTACCGCTTGATAAGGGAACCTTGTGGCTTGCAGGGTTGACCCTGCATTGTTGGCAGTTGACTCCTTGGTAGGGGCAGTCACGTCCTTGATTGCAGTTGTTATTGCAGCACTTCACTTCCACGACCCACCCCGCGCAGCCATTTGACCAGCCAAAAACGCAGCCTTGTACGCCCCGTCGTGCGTATTTGATCTCATCAACTGCTCTTTAAGATGAGTAATCTCAGTTTGAGATTGTTTGGTTGCTTCTTCCCAAGCTGCCTCCCAAGCCTCCCACATAAATGCTTCCCTTGGGTCATAACTACCAGCCGGAATGGTCTTGTGAATTACAGACCACCATTTGCGCCACGCTTCTGATTTAGTCATAGCCTTGCCTTTATCAAGATTTTGAGTTCTGAACTGCTAAACAAACGATCTTTACCTTGG